TGGTGAAATTTTTTCATATCAGAGTCCTATGTGATATTTATACTTTTTTGGCATTTGTCTTTCTATCGCCCAACAATCTGTCCAACAATTCATTGCGGTCCAACACATGGCCTTGGCCTTGCTGTGGAGGATCACGGTCTGAATCGGCTAGTTTGGCATCCAGATTTGCTTTTTTCAACTGCAAATCAATCATTTTCAACTTCTTGGTTAGTTTAGCCTGCTTGGCAGTGAGTGCATGTCCTAACATGGCTCCGGCTACTGAAAAGATCTCAGCAGCAAATCTTGAATCCACATTCATACCCAAGTCCAGGAGATCCTTGTAACTGTTTCTGGCTAGATCAGCCAGTTCATCCATTTCCGAATCTGATGAACTCAAGTCACGCACACCCGGTAGGGCAGCGTCAATCTTGTCAATGGCATCGTCGATTTCAGCCATCACTGACTGTGTTTGTTCGGGGGTGTACACAAGATCCTCTTCAGGATCTCCAGAGGGCGGTAAGTCGAATAATTCTTCGAGTTTTTTGGTCATACCATATTTACCGGATTGATCAACCCGGCTTATGGAACATGTCGTCTTCAGTTATGACTCGAAAATGTATGCCCGCTCGTCGGCACCAGGCCTGGGCTGCTGCCCATTTGGCATAGTTGATGGCAACCACAGCACGGTCCTTGCTGTTCATCTTGCTTTCGATTATGCTTTGTTTTTTGGGTTTGATCTCAATCATTTCGGCACGCTGCACATTGCCCTTGGTGCGGTATGTGATAAAAAAATCTGGCACATACATGGAGTTCTTGCCGGTGATGGGATTCTTGTAGGGTATGGCTATGCTTTCACTGGCCCATTGTAATACCGCATCGTTCTTGTCGCAGAAGCGCATGAATGAATGCTCCCACCCTGATCGATATCTAGGTTTGTTTTTGCCCACATACTTGCTGGGGTTAGTGATTGCGTACTCGCCATTGGCCCAGCGGCTCATGCCAACACATTCCTTGCAGTATAATAATTAGGTGTCACATTGGCACCAAATCCTAACAATGTGCTTCCACTTCTCATGTTGTTGAGATAGTAGGCCAAAGTCTGTGTGATAACAATACTATCTTGACCTTGGATGCTTTGAAGTATATCAAGAACAGGGGTACGTGTTTCTTCAGCTATTCTAAACAAACTCACTGTAAAATTACCTGCTGCCTGATCAGTCGTAAACACAGATCTCATGTAACTGTACACCACATCATACTCTTCGGCATTGACAAATGTTTCATAGCTGTAGAATGTATCAAATATTCTAACCGTGAGATCTACGTTGGTATTGAGTGCGTTGACTGTTCCGCCCATTTTATTGTCCTTGTGTGGTGTTGGTGGTATTTACTTTGACCGGAGATCGAGGAAATACTGCATTTAACCCGCCATTGCTGCGTACTGCTCCTGGAATACTGTTTCTAAGAACACTCTTGAGTGCAGCATTAGCTTCTTCGTTGACTGCGGATCGTATGTCTTTGCCTTTCCAGGTGTTATATGCTGTGCCAGCTTTCTGTACCGCACCGATCACACCGGTCAGTCCACCACTTTGCAGGTCTTCTACTATGCCAATTCCAGCATCCAGTAAACCACCTTGCCCCAGTACAGTTTGTGTGCTGCCGGGTCTAGCCAAGCTAGACCGTATGTTGTCATAGTATGCAGGATTGGCAAATCCAACCACATTAGTATCGGGCCTCACTCCGCCGATATCACCCTCATAGTATTTTACTGTTTCGTATTCAATGGTCATTGAGTTCTGCATGGTTCCGTTACCTTGAGCATAATCATAGGTGTCATGGTCCCAGCTTTTAATCAAGGGATTGACCAACACATAACTCACCCATTTATGACGGCTAAGACCATACACAGTTATGTCTCTGAAAAACGCTGGTTTACCTGTCACTGTGTTACCGCTATCACTGTATGCCTCGCCCACATATCCCCAATCATTCACTGGCCGATTGTTATCGTAGATATCTCTAGCATTGTACGCAAATCCTGCTTGAGATTGTAACTGACCCATGTCTCCGTTGCTGGCTCTGGGTGATAGATAAGTCTGTGCCGGATCTTTGAAATAGTAGGCATAATAGTTATACCACATGTTGCGGACAAGACTGCCACTGTCATCATGAAAGGTCATGGTCAATGGACCATAGTTGATCTTTTTCTGTATCACACGTTTGCGATTGTATTGATTCAGTGTTTCTGTGTCTAACGTAAATTTAGGCAACTGTATGGTCTTGACCATGAGACCAATTTGTACTTTTTCTTCTGTAGGAAATGCGTTGTTTAAAAACGGAACAGTAGTGTTGATATTAAAGTAGGAATGGAATAGGAACTTGTTGCGAGGAGTAAGTTCATATCCGTTGGGAAGGAAAGTCTTGGCTGCGTGGGCGTAGTCTTTGAGACCTTGCCCACCAAAAAACTCTTTCGCGAAGTCCTGGCCCCAAGCCATTACAGATTATCCTGTGACTACGTCGTTGACAGTTCTAGCAATAACACTGCCAACACCCTGACCGTTAGGTACTTGGTTAGCATTATCATAACGAATGGTCATAGCAATCTTGAGTGGTTCGGAAGTGTTGTACGCTGCTTGACCGTAGTCCGCACTCTTGAGATAGCAACCATACAGTTCCCAAGTTTCTAGCACAGTGGGTTCAGCAGCACCATTGCCGCCGTCCAGCACTTCAAAACGTGTGGTAAACTTGTAATCGATACCAGAGGCAGCACTTGCCATTTCCAAAAAGTCCATCTGCTTCTGTAGTTGTTCACCAACCAAGCGGCTAACTGCGCCCGAGGCATCATCACGCAGATTGCATGTGACATCGGCCCAGTGATATTTGCCAGCCAGTTTGAGTTCACTGTTGTAGATTGGAATGGTGATGTCATCAAAACTCGCTGTAGGGCGTTTGAAGTCAATCACCTGTTTGGTAAGTTCTGTTCGGGGTGTGCTCACTCCGAAGTTTTCAAATATCACTCGGAAGCGATAGCTGAGTTTGGGCATGAGCAAGCCTTGGTTGCTCGCGCTTTGATCGCTTGCCAAGGGCACTGTCATTCTTGTTAATGATGCAACGGCCATATTTGTAATCTCCTATGCATTTATTTACCTCTATCGAGGCCAAAAGAAAAGGGGTGTTTCCACCCCTTTTCCTGTTCTAACGGTGCCGTTAGATGCTGGTCTGGCTAGCACTTGCTGAGTTAGCAATAGCACCTGTGTTCTTGAGACGCAATGGAATATAGATAAATTCCACGGCTTTCACAGGTTCGATAGCGATATCAACCCACAGCTCATTGGCATCAATTCTAGCAGGTGTGTTGTTGCTATCATCGCACACCACCAAGAAGTCATAGATACCACGCTTGGCTACTAGATCGATACACAATCCATTTACTGCATTGCTGATTTCGTTTCGTGTGATCTGATCATTGGGTTCAAACAGATATTGCTTACCAATTTCTTCCAATCTGCCACGCATAAACGCAACCAGTCGTGCTACGTTGATACGATCCAATGACGATGTCTGTCCATAGATGGTCTTGTTACCAAAATTGGTAATGCCCACACCTGGTATAAATGTAATTGGGTTGATCTTGTTCAAATATTCAACGTCACGTAACCCTTGATTATTACCAATGGTGTTGAATTCACCTGTGGTGGCATTGATATACCCAATTCTTGTGGCATTGTCAATCACACCACGGCGTGTACCGGCAGGTGCTAACCATGGATAACTTACATTATCGCTGCGGATGATAGTACGAACCATCATGTGACTTGGGGCTGTGACAACTGCGCTACCGCCTAGATCTGTAGTCTGGCAACTTGGATAGAATACAGCAGCATATGGCGAACTGGTGGTCAATCCGTCGCCTGCAAACAATCCCGATCCAGCTCCTGATCCACCATTATCTGTGGCCCAAGCAACAAGATCATTACCATTTGGTCCTAGTCTCATGGGAGTATCACCCACCACAAACGCGGTATTGTTGCGCTCATTGCTGAGTGCTATCATGTTAGGAATCAACTCAGGATATGCAGTACATGCCATGAGATTGAATACCGCCTGTTCTTCACGTACTGTGACACTGGTATCAATTCCTGATTTCAATGCAGCAACAATCAATGCACGTTGAGCAAAACGTCCCATGTATGGAGAACCGTCAGCTCTATTGCCTGATGCTGTGACCCATGAATTGGTTTCTAACAGATCCCAGTATGAAGTCTGAGTGGCAGGGTTTTCATTGGTGCTGGCTTGGATGGCCACGTACAACACAGCATTGTACAATACTTGATCGCCTATGGCATAGTTAGTGGTACTTGACCATGTGTTATAACTAAAATCTGCGGCATTGAAGTAATCAACCTGGAAACTCTTTACATTGAATCCAGAACGGCGTGTGTTGAACAACAACATACCTGCAGGAGATGTAGTGTAGTCAGGCGCATCAACGTCTAAGTAATTGCTTGTGAGCAATGATGTGATGCTTGGTAGATCACCAGTGATGGGATTCACGGTACCTGAAGTGCTCCAACGAGCATCTGCAAATAACACACCATTTGATGTCTGTTGGTCGGTGTTGTCAATCAGTACCCACTGATTTACTCCGTCCACTTGCTGCCAACGCTTGATCACAGGGTAGATTTCAAGATCTGAGGTGTCGATCCAAAGGTCACCGTAAACCAACGAGGTACCATCAGTTTGTGTGGTAGGTGCCACAGCCGAGATGATTGGGCCGGTTGGATTGGTGTTTGAAAGATCATATCCACGAGTATCGTTGTATTCATTCTGATATCCCACCCATCCAGATCCACTTTGTATCATGATATCAACTTGGCTAGTGGTTGAGTAGTACCAGTATGTTCCAGCAGCAGGATCTTGATCGGGTGCTGCGGAACTGGCGGTGTAAACCAAAGGAATCCATCCACTGAGTTGCAGATATTCTTCTTGATTTTCAACATATACATTACGGCAACCTGTGGTGCTGGTAGTAAAACCAGCGTCGCTCACTGCGGTATCTGAACCAACATTTTGCAGCAGGATAACGCCACCAATGGTTTGTGTGAGCACAATAGCACCGGTGCTGTTTATAGTGGCAACCACATTTGGCAAACCTGCAGAACTCACCGCAGTGACAAAAGAAGCCGCATCAGTGCCATTCACTGTGACAGTGACTGTGCTGGTCAGTGTGGTAGAATTTGCCTGGCTTGTGGTGATGGTAAATTGATCACCATTGGTGAAACTAGGTGTGCTGGTGCTGCCAGTGATCACAGTAGAACCCGCTGGGCTACGTTCAAAAACCTGCAGAGTGTAGGTGCTGTTGTAAGGATATGCTCCTACATTACTTGCAACTGGATCCACATTGTATTGTGTGTAGGTTGTGCCTGCAGGAATATTCTTGCCGCCGCCGGTGGCATCAAGTGATGCATTAGCGGTCCAATCATTCTCATACACGGTAGCAGCTTGAGTGACCCATGCACCCAATGCTGTGTTGTATTTTTCTACAACCATTGCAGTGCCAAGATTTTGTGAAGTAGTCTTGTTCCAAACACTTCCTGTTGGACGTGGTGTGGCGTCGGTGGTTCTCCAACGTGGATTTTGATAGCTAGGGCTTTGTTGCAGACCAGGAGCGTAGTAAGTGGTATCTGCGGTGATTCCCAATGTGGTCAACAATCCTGGTGTTGACCCTGTAGAACTGATCAAGATGATACCGTCATCTGCTGTTGATCCGTCGGCTGTGGCTGAACTATCTGCAAACAAGCACAGTTTGTCGTCGAGCACAGCAGAATAAACACCAGTGATATTGGCAGTATTGATGGCTCTGCTGAGATATTGAACGGTGTTGTTGGGACCAGAAGGAACTGCTATTGATGTGCCATTGATCACGATAGTATTACCTGCGGTAAGATTCGTAGTCACAGCATTAGCACCTTGGATAGCAGGATAGCTCAATTTCCAATCGTCACTTCCGACCAACACCCAGGTGTTGTACAAGTCGCTGAGAGTGGTAGAATTACCTGTGGAGTTTGCTATTGCTACTGCACCATTTTTGTAATACAAAGGATTGGCTGTGTTAGTGGCTACCACTGCGTAATCGCCGATGGCACCGTAATCTTGTAGTGGTACACCATAGCTGAGTTCTGCTGTGCTGGTGATTACTGAGGGTACCATGTTGCTGAATGCACCAGTGGTTTGATTCCATTCAAAGATACCCCACTGTGTGACAGCAGTGTTCAACCAATATGTTCCATTGTCTGGCTCACCGGTGGGGCGAACCAGTGTGGCTGTGAGTTCTGTAAGGTCAATATCCACACGCTGTACATAAGCACGATTGGTCACACCCAGCGCAGAGTAAGCAGCCAACAACCCGTATTCGTTGAGTTCGTAACCATTGATAGGTGTACCTGCTGTGGTTTTGTAGAAGAATGGATTACCAAAAGTAGCTGCAAGATCACGCTGACTGGTGATCAGATACAGACGATTTGCGTTGACTGCTAAGGTGCCTGCTGCTACACCAACGCCTGAACCTGATACTTTGTTCTGCGCTGTGGCGATCAGAAAGTAAGGTACTGAATTTGTAGCTGCTGGAAGGTATTGACTTTCGTCAATAACTGTGACTTGGACTCCGGGTGATACTAGTGCCATGTTGGCTCCTTTAAAAACTGTTACAGATATTTATCGGATGACTACAAAACCAGGGGTGTTGAGTAGCCCTTTGCCAAAGGTTTATGACATAAATACACCATGAGACCCATGTGTACAGCCTGCAACCAACGCCCGGTAGCAATAAACTATCACCGAGACGATGTCACGCACTACCGTGCTAGATGCGATCATTGCGTCCGACGAAACAAAAAAATCAAACCGCCAGAAGCACTATGGAAAAAGTCAGGATACAAGAAAAAACCCACATGCGATCGCTGTGGGTTCAAGCCCAGGGTTGCCAGTCAAACCCTAGTGTATCATACAGATGGCAACATGCGGAATGTTGCTCTGAGCAATCTCAGGACCATATGCCTGAACTGCGTGGAGGAAGTCAAACGACTAGACGTTCCTTGGGTGCCAAATCCGCTGCAAGCAGATCGTTGAGTTGACGATATAGATCATCCACTGTGGAATTGTTTTCCACAACATGATCAAATGTGGTACCGGCCCAACTATATTCACTGGCATGCACACCTTCTGTATCCAACCAACGCTGTGCTGCTTCATCGCCGTGATTGGCTTTGGCTGCTATGTCATACCAATGCGGAATAATTCCGCGCTGAACCCAGATTACCCTGCCACCTTGATTCTTGATAGCATCCACCTCGTTGCGGAATCTGCAATCCGAGATCACGATATTGTCCGAGCTTTTCCGCAGTTTGTTCTCCAAACTAGCGATCCAGATGTCTGTGTGGAAAGCATTTCTACCCACTTCAGTACCCCAATATTGCAGCACCCAACGTGGTGTGAGCTGTGGCATTCCAAGTCGTTGGCTCCACCAAGGATCCACTTGCTCACGCCATTCTCGGGCGGATCGTGTGCGTCCTTCTAACAGTTCTCGATCCCAACCAAAAACCGCTGCCGCAGCATCTTTGAGTGTGGCAGCAAATGAATCACGACGAAAGCCGTGAAAGTTCACAAGATAGTCAGCAGCAGTGTCTTTGCCTGCACCAATGAATCCGCAGATTCCAATGATCATAATAGTTCCTTTACATTTAGATGTTTGAGTGTGGCCTGTAGCAGGTCAATCTGTCTACGACAATCTTCCAATGCGTGATGGCTTGCAGGTGGTTTGCCCAGCCCTGGATACAGAGCATAAACAGTTCGGGCATCTCTTACTCTGTAGTATTGCCAGGGCAACTGACGGTGAAAACTCTTATAAGCATGTTCCAGGATGTTCATGTCAAAAGTTGGCCCGTTGGCCCAGATTGATTTTGATCGCCAGATCAGTCGACCCAGTTCTTCTAATGCTGTGTCCAGTGGAATTCGGTTATCCAAGCCAAAAGCTTCTTCCTGTGCTTCTGCGGGTTGAGTAGCCCACCAATCAATGGTACCTTGTTCGATGTTACGGTCAGGTTGGCTATCAGGATCAATTCGGGCATAGAATTGTTGCTTGTGATAGCCTGTGCCCAGTGGATCAAATGCCTGGGCAGCAATGGTCAAGATACAGGCTTCCGGACCGGTGCCCACAGTTTCAATATCAATCATTAGATCAGCCATGTGCTGATTATACAGGAGTTATCAGTTGCTGTCAACTGGAAATGAGTTTAGGCAAATGGATTGGTAGAACTACCGGTAACACCGTTGCTGTTGACCACAGTCAAATTCCATGTACTGGAATCCGAAGCAAAGCTGGCGTCATTGGCTGTGTTTAGTAACAAAGAAGTTTGTTGTCCGGTGATAGCAGCGGTGTTAGACCCGCCATATGGATTGGCTGATTGAGTCGCAGACAATGGTGATGTAGGAACTGTGAAATTACCGGTGTAAACGGCTGCGCCTTTGACCACCCTCATATTGGATATTCTTCCCTGGAAGAATCCTGCGCCATCACCATTGTTGCCTACCGATAAACTTTTGAAATTTCCATTGTAATAATACAGTGTCTGGGTGCCTATGTTGTAGGCGCCGGCAGCATCAAGAACACCGTTTAGATACAATGCCAACGAGGTGCTGTTTCTTACTAATGCAACATGAGTCCATACATTGGCAGCTATGGTATTTGTAAAAAACACATCTGTGGTATTGGCACCGCTGGCTGAATTGGTAAATGTAAATTCTAGATTGTTGCTGGAAAGTATGCGCCATTGGAATTCGCCACCACCTTGCCAGTTGTTGAGTATACCATTCAACCTGTTGATCGCGGTGGGATATACCCAACATTCTATCGTGAAATTGCCGGCATCAAACAAAAATAAACTAGTGTCACTCTGGGTCAGAGTCTGATTGGTGCCGTTGAATACAGCACTTCCGTATGTGGTGTTTGGGGATGTTCCTAACATTGTCCACCCCGGGCCAACGGTCCACCCTGGTCCAACTGTGTATCCCACGCTTTATCCGATCACAAAGGTCAAGGGCTGTGAACCATCCACATAGTTCACCAATTGCTTGATGAGATCTGCCATCTCTTCTTTGGCCTCGGATTTCATGGCGGCACCATTCAATGTGCCGCCTCCATTGGGTCCGGCGATAGTGCCAAATTTCTCGCGGGCTTCACCAATAATCATCTTGCAGGCCGCTACAGTGTAATCTCGTATCCATTGCTGGATCTGGAAATCACTCAACAACTGGATCTCTGGCTTGAGATTGTAGGTCCACAACAGCACTACTTCACCACCACCGGGTGGATTACGGATGATTTGCAGTTTCTTTGTGACTGGATTCCAGGTGTAATTCAAGAATCCACCAAACATCCTGGCAGCCAATTCCACATACTGACTGTAGAAATCGTATGTGGCCAAGCCACCTGACTGGTTGAAGTTGATCAGATACACGTTCATCTGTGCTTGACTGAACGGATCAAAGTTTGAGCCCATAGGCCCTGATGCTATACCAAAGGTGCGTTTGAAGATCTGTCGCACACTCTGCACTTCCTGCGGCAGAGTGTAGATGTTTTGCTGATTGACCAACTGCATGAAGCTATAACTTTCTTCATACGCGGCGTTGGCCCGCTGGCGGTAAGTGCCAATGGTCTTCTGATATGCTGCTTCAAAGTGAGCAGGATCCAGTTCAATGTCAATGATCTGGCTGCCCAATTGCAGGCGCACATACTCAAAAAGGTTGTTTTTGAGTGTTACTAGGTCTATTGGTTGTTGTTCTTCCATTGGGGACTCCGTCCCCAATATTTAGCCCTTTACCAAACCTTGAGGATGATCAAATTGTCGTTACCACGCCCGTTCCACTGGGTTTCCGTAGTGCTCAACTCTTTGAAGATCTTGCGGGTTGCTGGTTTGCCTGCTGCCAACAATGCTTTCAGCGTCTCTGCTGGCTTACGCAGGGTTTTCTGCGAACTTGCACCTGTGTCAAAACCAATCACAGCACTACTCTTCACTGTGAAGTTGCCGCGATGTGCATCACCAACCACATGGATCAGTTTGCGTTTCACAGTGTCGTAGAGCCAGGCTTCCGTGGCATCAACCAGTTTCACAGCAGGTTCTGACACCAGTTTGAGGTCTGGGAATGTCTTGAGATACTTGAACTTGGCTGTGACTTTTTCAGGGCTCACTGCCTTCTTGGCCCTGGGTTTGCGTTCCACTTTCTTGATCTGCACATAGTTATTGCAGTCAGTGATCACTTGCTCAGCAAACTTTACCAGTTGCTTGAGTTGGTTCTTGGTGAGATAGCCGTAGCCTTCTACCAACTGCGGATCCTTGCCTGCCACCGCTGCTTCCAGTTCAGTCAAATGACCTTTCCAGATCTGTTGGATCTGATGGATCAACTGCGGTGCTACATTGTGCCCACGGATGATAGTGATGGGCTGGAATTGTGCTGACATCTTGGCGCCTGCGGCGATGAAGTCGTCAAACAGGCCTTCAATCTCACCGGCACATTCCGATGCTTTTTCTTTGAGTCGATCTTGGATTGTAGGGCCAGCGGGCTTTGCTTCCACTGCTTCCACAGGTTCT